CTTATCCAGCCTATGCCCGTCATAAACATCTGTTAGAAGATCATCGGTATCATAATGTACGAACTTACCAAACTCCCTGGCCTTGCCTACGATCCTAGCGGTATAAGGACCACCGAAGTTAGACAGGTTCTGGGTGAACACAATGTCTGACCATTTCATATCTTCGTATTCCCAATCTTCTTGCCACTCCCCAGCCTTCTTGCCAGTCTCAACAATACCTAAAGGGTTCTTGTTGAACCTAAGTTCAACTTTATCAGGAAAGTGTTCAGCTAACTTATTAAAAGGCAACCAAGCTCTATAGAATGCACAACCACCATCGTTCGCAGGAACTACTAAAATCTTTAATTTTGTCATAATAAAAAAGGTGGGAAGTTAATCAGGACTACCCCTTTAACTCCCCACCTTATAATAGTATAATGCTGATCTGTTTTACAATCAGATCACATTTTCTTCTTCTTCATATTCCCAACCTTCTTCTTCGAAGGCAGCCGCAGTATCGGGGGAGGAGTGAGACACACCAAGAGCAGACATAACGCTGCCTAAGGCACCTCCAATATCCACCTTCTTATCGGTAGGGACGATAGCTTTTACAGCGTTAGCATAGTGCTTACGCTTGCGTGTACTAAAGAGGGTAACAATACCCTCCCACGCAGCAAGACCAGGGATAAAGGCTGTAGCGATACCGAAAACGGAATCAATGATACCGCCAACAGCTTCTCCATCAATCTCCCCGCCAGCAGGTACAAAGGCAGCATCAACTTTAAGTTGTTCTTTGCTTGCCATAACGAGTGAAGTTCCTTCAGGAATCTTTGCTTTCACCGAATCAGGAAGTTGATCGAAGGGGATGATAGCTCCCGTTTCGCCTTCCAGAAGTTGATCCGAGGTCGTAAATACTGTGCCTTCTCCGAAGAATCCTTCAAGAGCAGCGCAGGACATTAAGCCAGTACTCATAATGAGAGTAAGGGCTAGTATAGTAATAAAATTTTTCATGACATTAATCGTTTTGTGTAATCATCATCTGATACCTCGTCAGAAGTTTCAGACTTGGGTAAGGAACGCTCCTTTACACCCAAACCTGGGCGTAGTTCTTGCGCTGCCTCTTTAATTGCGTCATACTCTTCAACCTTCACTAAACCGTGAACATCATGAAGCGATGACATTACTTCTCCAATTAGCTTCTTGCCTCCAAGAGAAGTTGCTTTAGGACGGAACATGGATTGGTCATACTTGGGCCATCCACCCTCCTTTTTCATGTGTAGTTTGAAATCGTGACCGATCTCAGGATCAAGGATGCCATTATCAGACTTCTCAAAGAGGTCTGCGTAATCAGGATCCATCATAGTCTCCACAATTTTCTGGAAAAGAATAACTCCAATGGAGAAAATCTTAACTGATTCCGAAGTCCGATCAAAGACATTCAGGTAGTAGCGAGCGCGAGGTTTGATCTGCCGTGCGAGATCTTCATCTTCCTTAGAACCAGTCTTCCAGAGACTGTAATAAAGATCGCACAGAGGACATTTCTCACCATGTACCTTGCGACAATGATAGTTTTTAACACTATTATCCTCCCCAGTAGGTACACGGTGAATTTTCGTCTCCGCATAGAAGGTTTTACCTGAGCCTTCTTTCTCAGGAAGGATACGGAGATACGCTTCCCCCTCCGTCACTTGGTAAAATTTGTTTAAGAAATCCGTGTTCCCGCCTTGGGTCGGATTGGTAAGTTGTTGGTGCTTCTCACGAAGCGCATTTAAGTCGATAGCCATAGTTTTAGTTTCCTTAGTTGTCAGTCAGTAATCATTCTTGTCTCTGCTCTCCTATTGGAGGAAAGCTGAATTATTAAGTCCTTTCGGTGTTGCATGGAAGTAATCAAAGATTTGAGTAATCCACACTTGTAAGTTTTTTCTTCAAGATCCCTCTTCATATCCTGGAGAGGGATATCAGTAGATACATAGTCTTGAATCGCAGCGACAGTAGTTTTTGAAAGAGTATTTCTTGCCGAATTCTTTAGTTCAGCTTCGTAAGACTCCATCTTATTCTCACACTTCTTTTTCTCCATATTAGCCTGTTCGCTTAGACCAGCGTAATAAGCATACATAGTAGAGTGCCCCAGAATCTCATTATCTAAATAAGCCATATCAATCTTAAGAAGAGAATCAGCAAGGGCAACATATAGTTCCCAATCAAGGTCTTCCAAAGCTTTCAGTAAATCATTAGGTATCATATAGTATCTCGCACAGTTCGGGGTTTAATCTCTTGAGTAATAATAGTCCCCTTGTGGCCTGTTCTACAATAAATTCGTTAGTTATTTTTATTTCTTCTTCTGTATCCTCATTTACGGCTTTAACTCCCACAGTAGAGAATAAAATATGGAAAATTTCGTGTATCAAGGTAGGTATGAGGATCTTTTCTGATACGCTATCGTCTATGTGTAATTCAAACTTATCGAAGTCCACTAAACCTAAGCACTCGTCAGAGCCACTTTTTAAGTCTTTTACGAAAACTATATCAAATACGACCCAGCCAGCATTAACCTGACCTACTTCTTTAATTTTGGATTTCAGACTCTTGGCTACCATTTTGTAGTTCTTCCATAGCTAGAGTATTATAGTTGACAGTCATAGGTACAATAAACCTAGCCTTTCCATTTCTGGCCTTCATGACATATACACGCATCATTCCTTCATCAAATTCTTCCTCATCTTGGTTCAATGAGATAGCTAAATCTACTACCCTGAACTTTCCATAAGAGTCTCCTAGGTGTTCATCCGTAATAATCCTTGCTGATCGTCCTGCTCGGTTAGTTTGAGTAGCAGTCCAGAGAAGGATATCCTTCTCTACAGCCATTCCCCGTAGCTCCTCCGCAATCCTTTGTTGTCCCTCGTACTCGCTCATGCCCTCTCTAAGGGGGCGTAGTAGCTCCATGTAATCAATGATCACTACATCAGGCATGAACCCTTCATAGCTCTGTAGCTGGTTTAGATAAGCTCTAATGGTATTAATATTAGCCATGCCCGTAGGGAACTCTTTAATCCTTAATTCTGCCTTACTGAAGGTCTTCTTGAAGACTTTATGCCTCTGCTTTAGCATCTTCTGGCCCTTCTCCCCTCCAAGCATTTCTTGAGGGATTACAGTAGCAATGGAATCAATCCTTTGGGCTACCCTGTCCTCACACATTTCTAGGGAAATATAAACTACTTTCAGGTTATTTGAAAGACAGGTAACTGCTTGATTGGCTAAGTACAAGGACTTACCACCACCAGGGAAACCTACTACCATAGCAAGCTCTTTCTTGCGAAGACCCCCACCAGTTAGACCCCTATTGAGGCTGGGTAAGCAGGTTTCTAGGAAATCACCCTCAGCAACAGATAGTAAACGCTCCCACCTAGCATCCACATCCTCAAAGTAATCCTGCCCAAAATCCTGAGAACGAGCGACCAGTAAGGCATCCTTAACCTCTTTCTCAATCTCATCAAAGCGTCCATCCTTCATCAGATCCACAGACTTAGTGATAGCCTGTTTCATGGACTCCCTTTTGGCAAACTTTTCTACACAATCAATAACAAACTCTGGGTTGTTACTTGTAGATGTGTCCAAATTGTTTACAAGATAAAGTTCATCCTCATACTCAGATATATTCTCTGAGCGAGTCTTTTTATCCTTACAAAATTCAAGAAGGAAATCATCATTAGGTAGCTTGTGGTACTTAGTGAAAAACTCCGTAACCCCTTCAAAAAGGGTTGCGTGGATGGGGTATTCAAAAAACTCACTCTTAATTAAGGGAGCAGCCTCGTTGAAGAATTCTAAATTGCTTTTGGCAAGGTTAATAATGCCTCGCTGAATGTTATCTGAAAAGTTGTACATGTAGTATATAGTTATTTGTTGTCTAATTTTCTGAAGCTTGGATGAGTATTAACCAAGGAACTTCTTATTTTTTCGGTTGTTTTTTTTGCGTCTTTAAGTTGTTGGTCGGTCTTTTTGGTTAATTGCCCTTCTTTATGCAGGGCATCTATTACACCCTCTTTCACGACAATGTTAGTGTAAGGAGATACTTGCTCTTCTGCTTGTTTTTTAGCAATGTCTACTAGCCCCTCCTTTACCTCCTTGGCTTTAGCCTTGTCCTTGTATACTAGATTGTGCTGGTTCCTTTTGACAGTATGATAGTCAGAACCGTTGAAAATAACAGGAATATTTCCCCAGTACCTCTCACTAAGTTTTTTACACTCAGGACAACGAGAACGGGAAGGTGCCTTTTTCATAGACGCTTCCCGTTCCCATATTACTTTACATCCTTTACAGATAAATTCGTATATAGCCATAGGCTATTATAGTCTAGACAGGAGTAGACCTCGTATCAAAACTGGTTCTTCCAGATTCATTTAGTCCAGTCCGAACAGCGGTATAGGTATCCAACCCCTTAATCCATCGCTCACAACTAAGTATAGAAGATTGACCCCCAGACATTCCATCTGTATGGTTAATATGAGTACCAGCATCAATAGCGACTTGAGGTATCCTCAAACTTGTAGTTCCTGTTCTCATAAATGTGTTATTACCATCAGTTACTCTGGTTACTGCACCTGCGGGGAAGCTTAAATTCCAGACACTTCCGTTAGCCTCCAAAGCGATAAGATTACTATACATCCTCCACTCAAGGGAAGGCCACTCCCCAGGGCGATCTTCAGACATAACACACCATGAATTACCCGTACCATAAATCCAATTCCTATCCAACTCAACAATATTACAAGAGGAGGCTTTGGTAGGGTGAGTATCACCCCAGTGACCTGATATTTGCCAAATTTTATCTGGGTTTGCTCCAAATATATTAGTTGGATTGGATGTACCATCAGACCACTCATCAGCAACAGCAGCGAAAGTGCATTGCCTATAAGTAATACTATTCATTTTACCTCTCCAAACCTGTCCCATATCGGCGTGAGGATAAGTCGAGCCTGTTGGCGGTTGGTCATACATTCCATCATTTCCATTATCTGCTAAATTATCTTGAATATTAACATGTGGACCAAACCAGCAATTCGCCACCAAGAAATCATGATCCTCGGAAGGAGAACTTTGGAATCTAATATAATCTCCTAGTGTCCAATTGAAACTACAGTAATTTAAACTCTCAAATACAGCAGTCACAGTAGGGCCAGAACCTCCCCAGAAAGTACAATAATCTACAGTAAGTTTCTTACCAGTATCAGCGAAATCAGTGGTTACGCCAGCGACAGTAATTGTATTATAGGTTTGAAGCGCATAAGAAGACATGTTCTCCCACCGTCTTTCCCCTTCAAAGTAACAATCAACAAACTTAATAGGATTATTGCAATATACTTTTACTTTTTCAGTAAACTTCCTTCCACTTATAGTTAATCCACCAGTAGGAACAGTGGTGTAAGTATCGTTAAGTCCCGCTACTCCTTCATCAATAAAGTTAGGAGTACCAACCCAGGGGACTAATGCTCCAGTAGATATCCTGTATCCTGTATTAGAGGAGGTTGGCTCTACACCCATCCCAAAGTCTGGGTGGTCAATAGTAACAGTAGTTGCACTAGCAGCCGCTCTAACAGTAAGGGCACCACCACCACTTAAAGCACCACTTACAACTGTGGAAGATAGTACATCCCCGTCAGGGAATACCGTACCACCAGTACCAGAGTAACTATGGATCTTAGGCCACTTTTCCCAATTGTCTGCTGATACCGTGTAGGTAGCTTTGGAAGGGAAATCAGCATAAGTACCGTCCTCTTTAATCCAAGCGTAGGCTGCATCATTGCCAGAAGCCCCTACCCCAGATACCGTTACCGTAATAGGCTCATGGAATAATCTACTAACTCCTACAGATACAACTTCTTGATCTGCTGCATTTTGTGTGGTTACAACATGAACAGGATTTGGGCTTTTAAACATTACCTCAGGAGCTACTTGATCCGAAATTCCTCTAAAGGTCTTTTCGGATAAGTTTACCCCAGGAGAGGAAACAATCGACCC